AACCATCGTGCCATGGCCGCTACTGAAGCAGGCTTGACCAGTGTGCCTGCGCTTGTGCCTGTCAAGCAAGGCATGGCAGAAGGCGTCTGTCGCGGCGACTGGATACGACATCCAGACAATCCATGGCAGATAGGTCAAATACAAAGTATTGACAATGGTCAAGCCTTGGTCACCTGGAAAAAGACTGACAAAAGAAAGAAGGCAATGTCATCAACTCATGCAGTTGATGTCCTACAACATGCCAGGCGTGAGTTCTCTCAATTGACACAACCCACACATACACCGGGTATGGCAGAAAACTTTGCTGATGGTAAAAACCCCGGACGCAAAGGACTTGCCAAACGTAGTGGTGTTAATACCAAAGCCAGTGTTAGTAGTCTAAGAAAGACTGCTAAGAACAGCTCAGGCGAAAAGCAACGTATGGCGCATTGGCTGGCCAACATGAAAGCCGGCCGCGCCAAAAAGAAATAAGAACACACTACCTTAGGAACGCTTTGCGTTACATAGTGTTGCCCGGCTGCTGGGCTGGATATTATGGGAGTCGTGCCCCGGAATGGTATCCTAAAGTGAGCAATAATTCCAAATTCCTCTTGCAATATCAAAATAAGTAGTGTATAATAAATCAATTAACAAGGAGATTTAAATGTCAGCACGTATGTTTAGCGGCGAACAAAAAGCCAAACTCACACAAATCATCAACGAGGGTATGACCGTACTTCAAGAAATTGAAGATCTTAATGCTGGCCTTAATGATACTGTTAAAGCCATTGCAGAAGAAATGGAAATTAAACCGGCTATCCTAAAGAAAGCAATCAAGATTGCACAAAAGTCTAGATTAACCGACACCAATGCCGATCATGAGGAATTGAATACAATTCTAGAAACAGTAGGCAAAACGCTTTGATTAATATGCTGGAAGGGTGGTTTAATACCACCTGGCATTTTGCTAAAAAGGATTATCAAGAGTGGCCGTTAAGGTTTACTCTTGAAATGGTAGCATGGGCCGTAAGCATTGTCTGTAGTCTTGGCATGATGCTTACTGTACCTAACCCACCATTAATTTGGCTGTACCCAGCTTGGATAACAGGCTGTGTGATCTATTGTTGGGCGGCGTGGACTAGAGGTTCGTTTGGAATGATGGCAAATTATTTGCTATTGAGCACAATTGATCTAATTGCTCTTATCCGCATGATAAGTAAAGTAGTATAATAAGCCTCGCCCGCTTTAAGGGCATGTAGAGTAAGTGTAAGCTCAAAATTACGCACAGGAGAGTAAATGTCATATATTGACGCATTGTTTGATCGAGACAAAGATCGTATTCACGTTGTAGAACGTGTTAACGGCGAACGTACTTATAAAGAGTACCCAGCTAATTATGTATTTTATTATGACGACCCTCGCGGTAAGTTCCGCACTATCTATGACACACCCGTGTCACGATTTGCTACACGCAACGGAAAAGAATTTCACAAAGAACAGCGCATTAACTCTGGTAAGCGACTGTGGGAAAGTGATATCAATCCCATCTTCCGTTGTTTAGAAGAAAACTACCTAGGTGCTCAATCGCCTAAACTACAAACAGCCTTTTTTGACATTGAGGTGGACTTTGATCCACTGCGAGGCTACTCAAAACCCGAAGATCCATTTAACCCAATAACATCTATCTCAGTGTACTTAGACTGGATGGATAAAATGGTCACGATGGTGGTTCCACCTAAGAGTTATAGTTGGGAAACCGCACAAGAAATTTGTGATAAGTTTGATAATTGTTTCTTGTTTGAACGAGAAGAGGATATGCTTAATACATTCCTTGACTTGATTCAAGATGCGGACATCTTAAGCGGTTGGAACTCGGAAGGGTTCGATATTCCTTATACCACTATGCGTATTACTCGTGTGCTATCCAAGGATGATACACGACGTCTATGCCTATGGGGACAAATGCCTAAACAGCGTATGTTTGAACGCTTTGGTGCTGAACAACTTACATTTGACTTAATTGGTCGTGTACACCTAGACTATATGCAACTGTATCGTAAGTACACATATGAAGAACGTCACAGTTATTCATTGGATGCAATTGGCGAATACGAAGAAGTAGGAAGTAAGTTGGCCTATGAAGGTACACTGGATCAACTCTACAACAAAGATTTTGAAAAGTTTATTGACTACAATAGACAAGATACCCTATTATTGGCTAAGTTAGATAAGAAGTTACGATTCTTAGACTTAGCAAATGAACTTGCTCACGACAATACTGTATTGTTACAAACCACAATGGGTGCGGTTGCTGTAACAGAGCAAGCAATTATCAACGAAGCCCACGCCCGTGGGATGGTTGTGCCTAATAGGAGAAGTCGAGATGATCAAGGAAATACGCAAGCCGCAGGTGCCTATGTTGCTTATCCCAAAAAAGGAATTCACGAATACGTCGGTGCAATCGACATCAATTCGCTCTATCCCTCGGCTATTAGAGCCCTCAACATGGGACCGGAAACAATCATCGGACAACTCCGACCAGTAATGACAGACCACTACATCAAAGAAAAGATGGATAGTGGTAGTAGTTTTGCTGATGCGTGGGAAAACATGTTTGGTACTTTAGAGTACAATGCAGTAATGACTGGAGAAATAGGCACTGAAATAACTGTAGATTGGGAAAATGGATCCAGTGACGTAATGAGTGCCGCAGATGTATGGCGCCTAATATTTGATAGTAGACAGCCGTGGACATTGAGTGCTAATGGCACTATTTTTAAACATGACACAAAGGGCATTATTCCTGGGTTGTTAGAAAGATGGTATGCTGAACGAAAAGAAATGCAAGCTAAAAAGAAAACCGCAACATCTCCTGAAGATACGGCGTTTTGGGACAAAAGGCAACTCGTTAAGAAAATTAACCTCAATTCGCTTTACGGTGCGATCCTTAACCCAGGCTGTAGGTTCTTCGATCAACGCATTGGCCAATCGACTACGCTTACGGGCCGTATTATCGCCAAGCACATGGACGCACATGTCAATGAAGCAATCACAGGTACGTACGATCACGTTGGGCAAAGCATCATTTACGGGGACACGGACTCGGTCTATTTCTCAGCCTGGCCGCAAATCAAAGAGGAAGTAGCTCGAGGCAATATGGAATGGTCTCGTGAAACGTGTGTACAGTTATACGATACTATTGCTGAATCAGTTAATGAATCATTTCCTGCGTTTATGGAACGTGCTTGTCATTGCCCACGCGAGATGGGTGCGTTAATTAAAGGTGGACGAGAACTTGTTGCTAGTAAAGGTCTCTTTATTAAAAAGAAACGCTACGGCATTTTAATCTTTGACATGGAAGGTATTCGTGTAGATACACACGGCAAGCCAGGCAAGATGAAAGCTATGGGACTTGACCTTAAGCGGTCCGACACTCCTAAGGTTGTACAAAACTTCCTAAGCGAATTGCTGATGGACGTATTAACCGGTGCAGAAAAGGAAGCAGTTATTGCCAAGGTCAAAGACTTTAAATTATTGTTTGCTACTCGACCAGCGTGGGAGAAAGGTACACCTAAACGTGTAAACAACTTAACCAAGTATGCGGCAGAAGAAGCACGTCTAGGCAAAGCTAATATGCCGGGCCATGTACGTGCGGCCATGAACTGGAATAATCTTAAACGTATGCACGGTGATAACTATTCTACTACTATTGTAGATGGTATGAAAACTGTTGTATGTAAACTTAAAGACAATCCAGTGGGTTATACTAGTGTAGGGTATCCGACTGACGAGACTCATATACCTACGTGGTTTAAAGAGTTGCCATTTGATGATAGTACAATGGAGTCAACTATTGTAGATCAAAAAGTAGAAAACTTACTAGGTGTGCTAGAGTGGAAGATTGCTGAAAGTACAGATATTAAAACAACATTTGATGATCTATTTACATTTGAGTAATCATGAAAAAACTAACTCAACTAGTACACCTCCGTGAACAATTGACGCAGTCATATGACCCTGCGCCAACAGCAAATGAACTTATACATTTAACTGACCGTATCGATTCTATTATGGCAGAGGATGTAAGTAAAGACCATCGAGACATACTAGAAAATTTCCTGTGCGATTTTGATGAATTGCATATTAAATTACAAGAAAACAAAAATAAGTTTAATGCTATCATTGATCGGATTAATCAAGAAATAGGAGCAGAAGGCACCAAGTTCTTTAGTGACAACTATGGTTTAGAGCTACGTGTAGAAGCAGAAGCTACTAGTATTATTCGTAATGTTCGAGTAATGGAATTATCTGAATCCCTCCAGGCTGAAATTCTAAACAGAGTACAACTGTACGGCGATTGGCATTACCCAGCATTGGAAATTGGCTGTAGAGATGGCGAGTGGACTAGACACTTGGTAGCCAATGATCCGTTGTACATAGTCGATCACTATAAAGAATTTCTTGATTCTGCTCAGTCAAGATTTACACCAGAATATCAAAATCGTATTAGACCTTACTTGATACAGGACCAGGACCTGAGTGCATTGCCACAAGGACAAATGGGATTTGTATTTTGCTGGAACTATTTAAACTATCGCAGTTTAGATACTGTAAAAGAATACCTGAAGTCAGTCAAAGATTTACTACGTCCAGGTGGCACATTTATGTTCAGTTACAACAACGGAGACATACCGGAATGTGCTGGATACGCCGACGGACATTGGATGAGTTATATTCCAAAATCTATGCTGTTGCCCTTGTGCGAAAGCATTGGTTACGATGTTATCTTGGCCCGAGACATTCGAGGTGAAGGCACATCAATCAGTTGGGTCGAAATACGCAAGCCCGGCGAACTTGAAACAGTAAAAGCTCATCAGGTAATGGGCGAAATACGTCAAATAATTATTTGACTTTGTCTAAATAAACCTATACACTACTACTATTACGGAGAAAACTATGTTTGATTATTTAAAAGATATTGTGCAACACACTTATGGCCTAGGCGTTATTTCAATGCTAAAGGTTACTGGTACTAAAGAAGGTACTACTATTAACGCATTTGACCAGGCAACTAAAACGGTTATCCTAAATGCAGACTTTAAAGCGCCAGTTGCTGGCTTTGAAGGTGTTTTTGGAATGCCTAACTTGGATAGACTAAACACTATTCTTAATATTCCTGAATACAAAGAAGGTGCAAAGATTACTGTTCAAACACAAAAAGATTCAGAAGGTACGGATGTACCGGCTAGTATCCAGTTTGAAAACAAAGGTGGCGACTTTAAAAATAACTATCGCTTTATGACAACCTCTGTTATTAACGATCAACTCAAGAACGTTAACATGAAGCCAGTCAAGTGGGGAGTTGAAGTTGTTCCAACTGCACTTAGTATCCAGAAATTAAAGTTTCAAGCAATGGCACACTCTGATGCTACTACATTCAGTAGTAAAACAGAAAATGGAGAACTAAAGTTTTTCTTCGGTGACAACAGTTCACACGCAGGATCATTTACATTTGCAACAACTACCGGCAGTTTGAGCAAGCAGTTGAATTGGCCGGTCGCAGTTGTTAATAGTATTCTCAGCTTACCAGGTGACAAGACATTTAAGATCAGTGACGACGGTGTTGCTGAAATCATTGTTGATTCTGGACTTGCTGTATATCATTACAAGTTGCCAGCACAAACAAAATGATAATTGATGCTGGCATTTTAAACGAATGGCAATACAAAGGTCATTGTTATGGCGAATGTATGAGCCATTGGGATAGTGCATACATGTATGTTCATATCCCAAAGAATGCCAGCTCGTGGACTAAACCCAATCTTAAAGATTTTGGGTGGGAGTTTTATAATTATCACGCAGACCAGTTAGACAAACACGCATTGGTTGTGTTGCGTGATCCGGTAGAACGTTGGGTAAGTGGTATAGCAGAATACTTTACTCTATATCACAACAATTTTAACACATGGACGTCTGATGTGTTTGATTTGGTATTTGATAGAATAACATTTGACGATCATACAGAACGTCAAGTAAAATTCTTACATGGGCTAGACACAGATAACTGTACGTTTTTTGATTTTGATAATTATCGTTTAAATTTTAGTGTGTGGATCAAAGAAAACTACGGCGATAACAAATACGATCGTTATGAATTCCAACACGTGAGCGAACACAGTCCAGAACGAAAACGGTTCAAAGAAATTTTCAATCGTGAGTTACAAAATTCTAAATACCTAGAACAAATTAAAAACCATTATGCAAAAGACTACGAATTAATTAACTCAATAAAATACTATGGCTCAAGATAACTTAACTGCTAAACAAAACGACTATGCTGTGTTCCTTCCAGCTATTAGTGGTTTCTATGCCACCTTTGTGGGCAAGCAACGCAATGAAGCTTATGTAGACCCTGCACGTTTTCCGCAGGGCCTAACAGATATGGAGCAAATGAATTGGTTAAATCCCACCAAGGCATTGTTCCCATATAAGTGGTCACTTTACTCCGGTGGCCACGCAAACCTCGATCTGAACAAACAAGATTGGAGCGAGGATATGGTACGCAATCGTGATCCCAACACACTAATGCTAGGCGACTCTGGAGGATTCCAGATTGCCAAAGGATTATGGGAAGGCGATTGGAAAGCCGGTTCAGGTTGCCCGAAGGCCCAGAAAAA